TCTTTCGATTCAGGACTCTTCTCCTTATCGAAATTGATAACCTGGGGCTTCCCAATGGATAGCACCTTTGCGTCAACATTGATAGCAGTAGTTGGGGTCTCAACGATAACATCACTCAATCCAACCAACGAATCCAACTTCTGTTCCAATACGTTATTCAGCATCATAATTAATCATCCTTCTTCTTCAACCGTCATCACTTTTTTTTGAAAACTATAAAAAACCAACAAAAACAAACTACTTCATAAAAACCTCCTTTCTACATTCAATAATTTATTACCTATACGTAAATTAATATATATAGATTTACGTTTCTATAATGAAATTAAAATATAATCATGTTAAACGAGAACAAATAATAAAACCATGAATAATAATTATAAATTAGTATCAAAGATATTAAAAGAGATGATGAACTCATCTGTTTCATTTAGTGCTTATGAATCATTACCGACTAGAAAGAAACGAAAAAAGAAAGTTCAATTGTTTAGACCTGCTTATCCTATTAAATAAGGAATCTTATGGATCGTTTAAAATTGTCACCAGAATTGAATTATTGGACAGATTGTATTTTACATAATAGTCCATTGAATGAATATTTTTTTAAACTACCAATTCATATAGATAGAAGTCAATGGAATAGTCCTCATTCATTAATTGATCTTTTGTTTAATGAAACTTTTGAATCTAGAGAGAGTGAACCTTCATCTAGTTCATCTTTATATGATGATTTTGATGGATTTAGATTTTCATGGGGTTTTAGAAAAGCTGATTTAAGAAAAATAAAAGATAAAACTTTATTAAGTAGATTAACTATATATGCTGGTAAAGTAGATGTATATGTATGTAATATTCCAGAAAATGAATATATGTTTGCAACATATCAAGAAAGTGATTTAGGTAGTCCGAATCCATCATATAACCCTACTGCTGATGAATTGTATAAAGCCTATTCTGAATCTAATAAAGGTATGGTTAGTTCAGTATGTACACCATATAGATATTCATTAACAGATATGCAAAGAAGATTACTTGGACAATATTTCCCACCCGAGAATATATTCAGTATAACTGATGAAGAAGTTGGAATGTTAGAAAAACTTTATGAGTATAAGTCTAATTTATATGTTACATTAGATGATGTGAATTTTGAATTATTAAATGATTGCTTATCAAAATTGATATATATCTATCTTGATTGGGAATTAAATGAAAGTATGAGATATTATGATAATACTAAATCAATATCAAACAATTCAAGATTAATTTGCTCATTATATGAAAAACATGTTTTGGATCATTTATACAGAATCATTTCAAAAAGATATAATGTAACAATAACAAGAAATAAAATTGATGACTTTATATCATTGAATCATGATTTCTTAAGAATTAATGTATCTGAATATTATTTAAATGAAAAATCTATAGAATTACCTGGAGATGAAATCCCATATGATATTAAAGATATTTACCTAGTTCACAACGGTTTACAAAGAACTGATTTTAATCTTAATATATCTAGACCATTTGAAGAAAATCAGGAAATTGTATTACCATATATTACTTGGAACCATAATGATTTTCAATTAAATGATGAAATATATATCTTATGGTCATTCATTGATCCAAATATTGTTGTAAATTTTTTAGATAGTTAATGATCCTGAACAAAATTAAAAAGGATTTTGTATGAAAGTTTATTGTTTTGATTGCATACATTATATAGAAGGGGATAAAGTACCATTTCCATTTGGTCCCCCAGATCATATAAAAGAAAGATGTGGATCACCATATAACTTTAAAGAAAATCATAAATCTTATTCACACGAACCTATCAGTACACCAAGAATTATAAATAGATATAATAATTGTAAGTGGTATGAGACAGAATCATCAAGTTCATCTAGTGGGGATTATGAACCATCAAGTTCATCCAGCAGTTTATAATCATATGGAGTAATTTTTAGTGTATACTACAAAAGATTTTTTTGATATTTTAGATTTTTTAAGAACTAATCCTCAAACTACAATAGATCAAAATGTTTTATTATCCAAGCAGTTTTACCAGAGTCAATTAAATTCTATAAATTCTAGTTTAATATTTGGAGATAATGGATTGAATTCACAAGATTCAATCATGATTAATTCAGCTTTAATTGCAAGACAAAAATCAAAACAATATTTTGATTCAGTTCTTCATCAGACAGCATATAATACTAGGGATTACAATTTATTAAAAACATATATCAGAGATTGGTATTCTTCACATAAAACATTACATGATTTAATCAGTCAAGCAACTGATCCATATACCTTACCATCTGAAGATATAGACTTAGCTATAGAGGGTTTTGGAGCCCATATATTCAATGAAAAACTAATATCAAATAGAATCACTAGAGCTACTTTATTACTAGCTTTATGTGAACTATATAAGATAAAGGGAACTCCTTCCTCTATTCTTACTGCACTGGGTTTTATAGGATATAAGAATTTATCTCTTAGAGAATGGTGGGTAGAAAGAGATCCTAAATTAATTGATAATCTCTTATTAAGAGGTATAGCAGTAAATCAAGGTCAATATTTCGAAGAACAAAGAGGGATGTATCTACCAGTTAATGAAATAGATTTAGACGATGAAATTATTACATGGGATACTTTTCAAAAAAGAATAACAGAAATAGGTGATCCGCACTGGTTCTATACAAAACAAGAAATTTTAGATATTGATAATGATTCTGATACTAAATTAAATCTTCCATCTATTACTCCATATTACAGTATAGTATTTAATTCTGATACAACTAAGATTGATCATGTACTTGGTATGTTAGAATATCAAGTTTCAGAAGATTTTAATCATTTTATAAATGGTGAAGAATATAAACATTTCACAAATATTGATGGCTATGGTTCACCAGTATCAATTACAGAATTATATACAGCCTATAATTATGCACAAGTTAGAGCTGATGAAGATAATAAATATATTCATTTATCTGCATATTTAGATAGTAAAGGATATGTTCCACCACAATTTCAATATCCTCACGCATATGAAAAATTAATTTTATGGTGCGATAATAATGTTCAATCAATTGATTTGAATGCATATACTCCATCATTTTATAATTATTATGCTTCAACTAATGAATTGATTACATGGTGGGATTCTGAAGATAGATCTGGAGAACCAATACCTGAAATATTCTATACTATTTTTAAATTTTCTAGAGAATCTATTGATAAAACTATAGATAAAAAATTATTCTATAATGGTGATAAATTAATTGAAGGAACCACTGAATTAGATATAGTAAACATATTAAAAGATTTTCAAACTTTATTATACAAAACTCCTTTTAAAAGAATAGATAAAGATCAAAATCAATATTATTCAACTGGAACTTCTTCAGATCAAGATTATGAATTAATGAAGGATCTTCAAGATAACTATAATAATTTAGCATTTAAAGATATATATCAATTGAATGGGGAATATATTGATACATATACCCATGACGGATCAATGTTATTACCAAATAGCCATGGAGTATATAAATCATGGGCTATAGATGATACATATTATTATAGATGTATATCAGAAAATACATGGGTAAGAAATACAACATTAGTTTTTGATCCTACTCTCCCATCATCTATCCCTTCAGCTAATGATTGTGATAATATCGGTAAATTTTATTATAACTCTAATCATTTATATTGTAAGATATCAAAAGGAAGATATATAAAATTTATAGTGGAAGATTACTGGACAGGGTCAGATATATCTCCGACTTCAGATGGAACATTAGGTGATCTTAGATCTTCATCAACTCATGCATATTTATGTATATTTACAAATAGGTGGGTAAGATACCATATACAAAGATCATGGAATGTTGGAGATAATGGGTTAAAGATTTTTGAAGGTGAAAGACTTGTGTTCCCAACTTTAGATCTTTCTAATAGATATGATGCAGATAGAATTTTAAGAGGATCATATCCATTAAAATATCCATCAGATTTAGATAATTTAACACCATATATAGGTCAAACAATAATAGTAACAAGTGATACAAATAATTGTTTACCTGCGGTATATGAATATAAACAGATTAATAATATTAATGCATGGATATTATCTAATAAATCTATCAATTCAGTTAATCTAGGAATGAATAGTTCATTAATTCAATGGATTGATGAAATGGCTTCTGTTTCAACACCCGAATTAAATAGATCTACTTATGATTCAATATCTGTTCATTTATTAACTTCTTTATCAGGATATTTATCAACTAAATTTAGATCAGCAGGAATAGATTTAGCTGCATACTTTTTAAAGTTTGGAAGAAGTGAAGATCTTCTTAATGTAATAAATTTCTTTAAACCAAAAAGAGCGAGATTATTATTTTTTAATCTATCAGTAATCTTTGATGATAGATTGAGAAATAGTGCTAAATTAGATGAAGATATAGGTACAACTAAAATAATTCAGCAAATGGATACTTTCGTATCTAATAATGATATGGTATTTATACATCCGGAAAGTGCATTATTTAATAGACAATATCATTATGAAGATTCAATAGTTCCTTATGACATTGGTGTATATAATCACTGGGGTCAAAAACATCCAAGACCAATAAATCTTAAAGCTACAGTTTCTAAAAATAGAGATAGTAATTCCAGATGGTCTTATGGATTTTGTACTGAATATCCGAGACCAGTATTTCCTAGAGGTACTTCTGATTTAGATGGTGTACCTGATACTTTTATGTCAGATGATAGAGTTGGTCAACCACCTTATGATGCATATGATGATTTAGATGGTCAGCAACCTGGAATTTATAGTCAACAAGAATCAATTGACAAAAATATTGATTCAGAATCTTCACTGACTATAAAGGGTAGTACTACTCATACTACATTTAATCCGGATAATATAAATGAAAGATACGGTAATACATTCATACCAGCTTATACAATTTCAAATATAGAAAAACCTGTTCATCACAGACCTTTATATATTGCTATTAAAGATATGATATATCAATGTTATCCTGCTAAAAAACCAGGATGTTGTGATTATTATGATGTAGGTTGTTATCATGATGGTGAAGGAAATCCATCATATGATAGATGGGATGGTGAAAGATGGGTAGCAACTAATGAGTCTTATGTAAAATTAAATCCTGGTCAAAGAAATACCGGAGATACTTATTGTACCACTTGTGATGTTGGAAATTATACACCAGACTTAGAATTTAATAATATTCCAGATAAATGGAAATTTAATGGAGTATATCATAATAATTTAACTGCAAGAGGATTTACTGGAAGTTTAAGTTGGGTTAATGGTACATGGCAATCACAAGCAATTTTATCATCTCAGAATATGGTTGAATTAAATGATCTCGGTAATTATGCTAGAACTTATGAATATGTTCCTTATGATTTTGTAACTAGAGGATATAAAAAATCCAATGATGAAATTGTTCATATTCATCATCTGCCATCAGGATTACAATTTTGGGAATTAAGAAAGTATATTAATGTACCATCCATTGGTAATGTATGGGAAGCTGTAGCCAGAACTAAACCTAAAAAATTATATCATACATTAAATGATTTAGTTGATGATAATATATCTAATCATCAAATAGAAAGAGAAGATTTTCTAAATACTACAGATTTCGATGTTTCAGATGATTCATGGCAAACAATGAATCAAACCAATGTATATGGAAGATTAAGTAGTTCTATATGGGTCAGATGCAACACAGTTGAGACTTCATGGGCCAGCGGATTAAAATACATGAACTCTCCAGGATATAAATCACAAAGAGATTGTGATAATTCATACATATATCTATGTGTTGAAAATAATGTATGGATCAGAATACCTATTGAAACTTCATGGGCTGATACTTATATAACACCAACTAGTAGTTCTAATGGGGATGGTATTATATATAGATTAGGTTATATGTATATGTATGTATCTAGACATAATTTTAATAAATGGGTTAGATATCCTGTAGAAACTTCATGGGTTGGTTCAAGTATATTACTAAGCTCTGAAACATTACCTACATCATATTTTTCTTATTCTAATCCTTATTTATATTGGACTGTAATGGTTTCAAATACAGATGACTATATATGTCCTAATGTTATACCATTCCTAGAAACATATCATGGTATATGGGAATTAAATAAGCCTGCAGGAGAAGTATGGTGCTCAAATCATTCTGTATGGGATCAAGTTAGTACATCTATATTAATAAGATTCCCATATGAATATATCAGAGAATATCCACCTAATAGAATTATTGAAAATGGTGATAATAAGATTTTTTCAGTTGATGAAAATCAAATAAGAGAAGAAGGTTTATTTATTAGAGATGAATGTGATATAACTAGTACACTTGTAAATTAATTTAAATGTTAATATGTTATGAATAAATTATAAATATGCAATAATTTTGGAGGATATTGAGAATGGCAAAACAAACTATAAATCTATTAGATAATTACAGTCCAATGTTAAAAGAAAAAATTCATACTGAAAATTTTACCCCAAAAGGTGTTGTAGGTATATATGATAAATTACCAAATGGTAATCTAAAATTAATTGAGCGAAAAAATTTAATTGTATATCAGGGAAGAAATTGGCTTATGCAAAGAGCATTCGGACCTGAACTCCAAGGAAGATCAGAATTATCTGAAAGATATATTAAATGGTTCGGAGTTGGTACAGGTGGCGGAGAAGAAGGAAATCCTTTACAAGCTGGATTAACCAGAGCATGGGATAAAGATTTAATAGCACCATTAGCTATAAATGCAGCAGGAGTTTTACCAAATTACACATCAAGAACTATTGGTGGAGTGGAATCACCTGGTTATTTTAAATCATTCTCTAGCGTTGTAAGAAAAGATGACCCGGCAAATATGTATGAAATTAATGGAGTCACTTATTATCCAGCATTAATTGCAGAAATCAGAATAGAGATAGCTAGTGAAGATGCTAATGGTACTGACGGTAGCGGTTATGCTGATATAAATGAAGCTGGATTATTTATAGATAATCCTGATGCATATGAAGCAAGTTCAAGTAGTGCAGATACTGAATACTCCATTCATTCAATTCAAAAAATGGATGCTTCTACTATGAGATATATTTTTGGTGCAGGTCAAAATTTATCACAGATATTAGTTGGTGATAGAATTAATGTTACAGGAGCTGCTTCTGCAATAAATAATGTTACTTCTGCATTAATAACTGATATGTGTTATGAATCAGGTCCATGTTTAGCTTATGCAGATATTTATAATCCAAATGGGGTTAATCAAAATACTCCTACATCAGCTATAGCCGCATTTGAAACAACATCAGGATCTTTAGATATATCAATGTTTTCTCGTGTAACTTTTTCTTCTTTAAGAAAAACAGTTGATCGAGAAGTTGTTTTTCTTTGGAAAATCTATTTCTAATTAAAATTTATCTATTTCAAGAAATGAATAAATTAAAATTACACAATTGATAAATTTTATTCAATATAGTAAGTGAATAAAATAAAACGATTAATAACCCTATAAAAAAGGAAAAATATCATGGCACAGAATATATCTCCAGGTGTATATACTAAGATTATCGATCTTAGTCAGTATCTCCAAGATATTCCGGGTACTTTTGGTTTTTGCCCAGTTTTAACAAAACGTGGACCAGACAATCAATTAGTATTCATCGGTAATGGAAAAGACTTCAGATCACTCTTCGGAAAACCGGATATTTCAATATTTGGTCAGCAATATGGACAAGGTCCATATATTGTTCACAATCACTTATCTATTGCTACATCATGTTATGTGATGAGAGCTCTTCCTGAAGAAGCAACTTATGCTAATTTATTTTTAGCACTTCAATTAGTTGATTCTGCTTCAAGCAGTGGTATTGATGGTGCTGAACCTAATCGTACTGAAATTGTTGGTGTATCATTTGGTGAAGATGGTACAAACACAATGGATACAGTACAAGAATTAGATTCAATGTTAATTGAATCTACAATTACTGATTGGGTTACTCCTTCTATTACTGGAGGAACTGGTTATAATGATGGATTCTTATGTTATTTTAGACCTATCGGAAGAGGTGATAGCTATAATGATTTTGCAATTCAGATAGAAAGACATGCTAATCCTGCAAAAATGCATATCTATGTTCTTGAAATATATGAGAAACAATCTGATGGAGATGTAGTATTAGTTGAATCATTTGAAGTATCATTTGAACCAACTGCTAAAGATTCATCAGGTGAATCTCTTTATATAGAGGATGTGGTTAATAGATTTTCTGAGCAGATCAGATGCAAAGTTAATCCTAGAGCTCTTGAAGTTTTAGCTGAAGCTCAAGCTGAATTCCATAAGAACGAAGAGGAAGAAACTTATCCAGATAATCCATATGTTGATGATACAAATATTGTCGGATATAAGCAATGGAAGATTGATGAAACTAAATTAGAACTTACTAATTCAGAAACAGAATTAAGTGATGCACTAATTGAATTATCTAATGCAAGAAAAATGCCTCAAACAACTACTCAAGAAATTGAAGATAGAAATGTTGCTGTTGAAGCTGCTATAGATAGAGTTTCATTAGCCAGACAATCCTTAACTATTTCTAAACAGAATTATGAAGATGCATTATTATTAGATATTCTTATTACTAAGGATACTGACAAGAGTACATTCAGAATTGATCCAGTATTTTTAAAGAATGGTTCAGATGGATCTTTATGGAGATCTGTTGGTGCAAATACTGGAAAAGTAACTGTTGATACTCAAATCGCAGATATGATATTAGCTCAAGCATATTCTGGTCTTTTAATAAATCCTGAGACTGCAGAAGTTGAAGATAAAATATTAGATACAGACGATATATGGATTGATCTTGTATATGATGCAGGTTATTCAGACAATGTTAAATGGGCTGCTCATAATTTATCTGAATTATGGAGACGAGATTGTATGACCATTCTTGATAATGGTGATAACAATAATCTGAAACAAGCACTTGCTCATGCAAAAAATGAGAATGGTGATGGTATGGGACCATTAAATTCTAGATATGTTGCAAGATATGAAGGTTATACAACTATCTTTGATGTATGGACAGGTAAAGATATTAATGTATCACCAGTATTTCATATGGCCAGAGTAATTCCTATGGTTGATAAAGAATATGAATTATGGTATGCTCCTGCTGGGTTTAATCGTGCAACTCTTTCTGATGTTAAATCATTAAGATGGAGTCCGAAACTCGGCGAGAGAGATCAGTTATATCTGAATCAGTTAAACCCGATTGTTAAATTCAATGTAGGTTATACTGTATGGGGACAATTAACTACTCAAAAGAGACCTTCTGCATTACAGGATGTGAACATCATGCGTTTAGTTCTGTATATCAAGAGAGCTCTTGAACAGTATTTGAAATTCTTTATATTTGAATTCAATGATCAGCAGACATGGGATCAAATCAGCGGTGGTATAACACCATTCCTTGAAATGATAAGAAAGAAACGTGGTTTGAAATCATTTGAAGTTGAAGTTGGAGCAACTGATTATGAGTTTAAACAGAAGATATGTCATGTGAATGTCATACTTGAACCAATGAGAGTTATTGAGAAAATTGAACTCAATCTCTATGTGAAATAATCAAAATTCAAAATAGGGTTATAGAATATATAACCCTATTTTGAAACATTTTAATAAATAAGGAGAAAAATGAATAATTCATTTGCTATCACGAAAGAAAATTATGTCGGAAGAAATTTCGGCGGTACAACTGCAGGTATTGCAGATCCATATATAAGCGGATATCACTTTATAAAATGGGTAAAGTTGCCACCACTATTAGATAAACAACTAAAAGAGGGTGCAGAACAATTAATTAGTAAACTTAATTCTGTAGAAGATTCAAAAACTTTATTGGAAGCATCATGTTTATCTGTAACACCACCATCAGGGACATTAAATAAAGCTGAGTTCACTGGACTCGGTGGAACTAAATTTTCTGTACCTACTAATATTGATTATGGCAATACTATAACTATTAAATTCTTAGAATTTAGTGGGTTACCTATTCTCCATTTCTTTAGTAGCTGGGTGAAGATGATCAGAGATTATAGAACAGGTGTATCAAATTTGATGGGTGATGATTATAGTAAACAGCACTACGCAGGAACTCTGTTGTATTGGACAACGAAACCTGATGGAAGAACTGTGGAGTTTTCATCATTATATACCGGTGTATTTCCTACAAAGGATCCAAGAGATTTATATACCGGAGATGTAACTTCTGTAGATAAACTTGAGCCGGATATAGAATTCAGTATTGATTGGGCTTGGAGAGAAGATTGGGTTCATGCTAAGGCGCAGCAAATTGCTCTAGATAATCATATTGCCAATGATACATGGAGAAAAAATGGTGCAGGTGCTGGAAATAAAGAAGCAGGATTTTAATTAATCAAATATATCTTCCTGGTTAGAAATAACCAGGAAGAATTTTGAATAAAATTAAATAGAGAATTCACTAACAGTATTAATTAAAAACTTAAAGGAGTTTAATTATGGAGCGCGCAGGAATAGAAATAATCCCAAAATTCGAAATCAAATATCCAGAATATAGTGTCATCACTCCACAGACATTAAATGAATATACAGTTAGAAGTTTAAAAGTCGGTGAGGAAGAATCATTAAAGGCAAGTCTCATGACACCAACTGCTTTAACTCAACATTTGAATAAAGTATTATTTACATGTTTAGTAAAGAAACCTGATACAATTAATAGTATTGATGATTTCTTGAAATTAAATACAGTTGCTGATAGAGAAGCTATTATGTATGCATTATATCATGTAACATATAAAGATAAGCATTCATATGATGTAACTTGTCAAAAATGTGAACATGTTAACTCAGTAAAAGTTGATTTCTCCAAATCATTTTCAATGAAAGCATGGGCAGAAAATGATTCAGTATTAACTAAAGAAGTTGAAGTTCCTTTAGAGATGGCTAGTTCAGTAGTAGCTATTATTAAACAACCAACATTGCTGGATGAACAAACTTTAATTGAATCATTAAAATTCTCAAGTGAAGAAGAAAGAGAAAAACAATTAGCACTTCTTCCGATAACTAGATTTGAAATTGATATTGGAAATTCTGATGTCAAGAGTAATGGAAGAGATAGAATAAAAGATAGAATGAATATTAAATCTATATATAATGATCTTCCCGCACCAGATAGATTACTTATTGAAAAATCATATGAAGAAAATTTTGGTAGATATAGTATGGAGTTAAAGACTATTGTCAGATGCGAAAAATGTCAATATGAAAATAATACAGTAATTGATTTAGTTCGTCAGTTTTTTCGCGCAATATTCGGATAGTTCCACAGTAGATAAGTATGTAGATATTCTTGAAGAGAATATCTTTTTAGCTATGGAAATTGGGAAGCAACAATATTCCGAATTAATGAATATGCCAGTCAAGAGATTTGAAAAATATCTTGACTGGAAAATTAAGTTTGATGAAACTGTAGCAAAAAATAAAGCAGAATCATTGGAACAAATATAAAAGGACCTTTAACTATATAAAGGATTTGTTCCAATGATTAATACAGAAAAATTTTTTGCAAAGAATATAGCAGGTAAGAATGATCAGATTTATGATTATTTACCTGCTACATCAACAAGAGGAGATTTTCAAAGAATTGAAGGATTAGATGTTTTAATCAATTCTATTAGAACTTTATTATTAACCCCATTAGGTTATTATCCATTTGATCCAGAATATGGATCAGAACTTTATAAAAAAGTATTTGATCCATTAGATGATGTATCTAGAGATGAAATAATGTTCGAAGTAACTGAAAGAATTAAAAATTTCGATAATAGAATTGATGTAGTGGATAGTCAAATATATGAATTATCTACAGATGGAAAATCATATAGAGTTGATGTAGTTATAGCTAGAGGTAAATTAGAAGGTACAGTTAGTGTTCATCTACCTGGACCAAATCATCAATTTGCATTTGAGGATGAATAATTATGAAACAAGGTCCACAAAATTGGTATTCTATTAGACATTATAGTAATGAATATCTTCATACTATTTATCAATATTATGCAGCTGCCGGTATATCATATATATGTACATACTATAGTTTAAATATTCCAGGTAGTGTTGTTGATACAAGCATACTTGATGCAGGAAGTTATGAAATAACAGGTGAATTATCAGGATGGTTATGGAATAGAATAATGCTATTCCCAGTATATAATACTGAAACAATTCAAAATACATTTGTATCAGATGAACGAGGTATGGGAAAATTTGATCAAGTATCATCTTTTAATTTTCCAAGTATATATTCTATCAAACCAAATGTTAGAGATTTTGTAATATTTGAAGATGTTAAATTAGATGATCCTAATTCACAAGTATATAAGCAACAAAGTATTACTGATTATTATTCTGATAATAAGAAACCAATGTATCAAGTAATTCATTTTGAAAAAGCCACTAATACTGATATGACTTTTTGGAAAACTAATTTAAAAATATCTCCACGGAGTAAAGTAAATATTGACAATCAATTAAGTGGGGATTTTACATTCTTTGATTTAGAAAAACATATATACACTACAAAAGAAACATCATTCTTATATAAGATGGTTGAGAAGAATAGATCACTTAGTGCTAATGATTTTTATAAATCAAATTGTGGATTATATTTTGTATAAAATTGCGAACAAAATTAAAAAGGATTTAATCAATTATGCCTTTAGAAATAGATAATTATAATAAAATTCTCCAGAATACTGTTGACATATATGGATCAAGAGAATCTATCAGAAGTCAATTAAGTGATTTTGCTAAACAGTATTTAGAATTAAAAGATGTTGATATGTATAAGACTAGTTTCTTATCATATATTATTGATATATTATCTATTCTGACCGCCAATCAAATGTTTTATACATCAACTATATATAGAGAATTTTTCTTAATTACATCACAATTTAAAGAATCTGTTTTAAATTTATCTAGATGGATTGGATATTCCCCTGATAAAGCAATACCATCAAAAGTTGATGTAATTTTAACTTTTCCGTTAACATTTCCTTCACCCAGAGTTACATTTGCTATACCGTCAGATTTCACTTTATATTCTGGAGACATACCATTTTTAGTTGATACTAATCCAGTATCAAATAATGCTGCTGTATTTAAACGTCATATAGATGATGAAGGAAAATCTAAACCAATTCAATCAACTCCAATAGCTGTAGCCGGAGTTTCTATTATAAATAATAATGCAATCACTGTAAAAGATAGTAATGGATTCAGTAGACCAGTAGCATACAATAGTATAAATAATACAGTATCATTCTCTTTACCATTTACTCAGCATAAAAAAGTAATTAAACAATTTTTAATACCATCAAATCTAGAATTCTATCAATTTTATTCTACTAATCTTGAATTTGATGGAATGTATTCTGATATCAAAATATATATACGAGAACCTGTAAACGGAGAACAATTATCTATAGTTGATGAAGAAAAATATGTAATAATATCTGATGATCAAGAAAGTCCAGAATATAGATCATATGGATATAAGGCTTCTGATATATGGACTCAATCTGATTCAGGAATATATACATTATCATCCAATGATAAACAGTATGTGTGGGCTGCAACAGATGATCAAGGTGATCTTATGTTTGGTAATGGAGTCTTAGGAAGACAACCAATGCCAGGATCAAAAGTATTAGTTATACTATATATAACTAAAGGTCAAGATGGTGAAGTATTACCAGGAACTATTACTAAAGGTGGAAATTTATATTATACTGAAAGTAATGGAATGCAGAGAATATCTTATTCAACACTTAATGCTGCACCAAGTACTGGATCTAAAGATTCTCCGACATTATCTGAAATAAAACATAGTGCTATAGTTAATCTTAGATCAAAGAAAAGATTAGTTTCTGAAATGGATTATGATGATATCAATGAAATCATGGGTCCAAATTTTCCAGTTATAGAAGCTCAACCTATTTTAAAAAGAAGTGATATCAAGGTTAATGAAATAATGACATTCATGAGATTATTATATCATGATCAAGATAATATGCCAGAAGTAGTTCCGACCAGAAATATTAATTTTGAAATTATTGATCCACCGTTTGTAGATGGAGAATATGTACTTCATAGAAATTCAACTATCACAATAGATGGCAATAATTATAGAACCATCTTTAATATAGTTTTAAACCAACAAACTCGAGTAGCACAATATGACTATATCCTTAGTAGGATGTACGGCACACCTGCGCAATTAAGCCAAGACCAACCGTTTTATGAAGCTCAAAATTATATATCAGATTCATATATACCATTAAGAACAATTGATTTTAATATAATAGATGGATCAGAAGATGGATCATCTAGTAGTATGATTGAATCATCATATCCTTTAGAAATTATATGTAATGTATCTCATACTCCATCAACAGAAATGAAACTATTTAGATTGAAAATTAAAACTAAATGGGGATCATTAAATGAATATATGAATGAGATTATTCCATATACTGAAGATAGTAAAATTCCAGAGCCTGATGGATCAGGGTATATACAAAAATATTTATCTTTCCGATTAGAAATTCCTAATTATAGAGATATACCGACAGGGATTCAAAGAATAGAATATGTAATGGAAGGTTATTCTGAATTAGATGATATATGGATTCCTCTACAGAAATATTATACTGATGTAACTATACGTCAAGATCTTAGTGATGTTATGTTAAGCACAGTTACTAATACTAGATATTGGGATGGAATATGTCATGATGACACTATGTGGACAATACATAATGTCCCATGTATTTTATCTGATTATTTAGATAATGGTGATGGTGGCGGAGTTTATAATAATGATAATCAGAAAAATTTCGAATCAGCAGTTATTCAGAATTTAATTAAAAATCTTCAGATGTCTGATAAACGAATGCTCACTGATTTCATTAATGTTAAATTTCCTGATACTCACGGTAAACTATATAATCTAAAATATAATCCGGTTGATTATACAGTAAATAGTTTAAAAGAAACTCCATTCTCTTCAATAATGGTAGATCCACCAGAACCAGGAACATATTTTATAGTTAATGGAGTTGTACCAGGATATGAATCATATAATATTAGTTCGTACATTAATTATATTGCAGAATATAATGAAAATCATGAATGGGTTTTACATAAACCAGAATTTGAAACATATATCAAAGTAATGGATGAGTTTGATACTCAACACGATGAATCAATATATGCATATGATGGAACTAACTGGATTAATGTTCAGAAATTTACAATACCTTTAAAAATTCATGCAAAAATAAGAATTTCTAATAACTCTGCTATAAGTGATCAAGGTCTTATAAACAATGTTAAAGAAAAGTTAATAGAAATTTTTGATAGAAAAATGGGTATGAATCAACCAATTGATAGATCAGAAATAATTCAAACTATAAGATCAGTAGAATTTGTAAATTATTGTGAATTAGTTGAACCAGAAATTAATATCAGATTTAGATATGATATTAAAGATTTAACCCAAAAACAACTTCTTGATTATACCCCACAATATGTGGGATTTATACAAGATTCTATAGATATAGATATTATATCAACTACCTAATAAGTATTATTTATGAAAGCACTAAAATTAGTTAATGTAAAAACCGGCAATGAAAAGATTATCGGAAATATAGATGTAAAAAAATTACATACATTTATAATTAAAAATATCAGTAATGAATTATCTGGATTAGTCACTGATTGTTATTATCCAAAATTCAATGTAATATATAAAGATTTATTACATATGACTAATTCAAATGAAAAAGATTTATTACAATATTCTAAAGTTAGATATGGTGATATGAAATTTAATTTATTGCATGATCCAAAAACTACATTGATATTATTAATAATTCAAGAGTTTTTAAAAAATAATGATATTGCTGCAGCTATGTCTGCATTTCATTTATTTTCTTTAAGAACTTATTCTAATATTATGCATAAATATATCAAGTATTGTAATCCGGAATATTTTGCAACAGCACTAAGTAATTTATCAAAGAATCATATATTTGTATCTAAGAAAACAATAGCTTCAAGTATTATGTATCAATCAAATGAATTATTTAAAAAATATCAAAATTCCCTTTCTAATGATGATGTTCCAAATATAGTCAAATTAATAATGGAAATCAGAAACAGATTTAATCAATCTATTAAAGCCTTTGCACATCAGTATTACTTAGCACATAAGAGTGGTGGAAAACAAAAACATAGTGAAGAAAAAGATTATGAAGTATCTCATGATAGAAACTTACAAGAAATTGTTTCTAAAATAACTACCGATATAACTACTTATAAAAATATTGATAATAATGCAATAAATGAATCTCAAAAATTAACAAAATTTAATAAAAATTTAGCAGAAAAATATATTAAAGAATTATGTAATACTAAATATTCTGATTTAGTTAATGATTCAATATATCTTCTAATAAAAGATATTAGTAATCTTGGTGAAATAAATACTTTAAACTTTATAAATCATGTTAAAAAACTTATGTCTATTAAAGTCAGTAATCAACCAGTATACTTTAAAAAGACTGTAAATGAATTACATAATAGTATGATAAATAATTTAAATATGTCTGAATGGTTTAAAGGATTATCAATACAGACTCAAGCAATTTCAAGGAACTTTGTAGCTTATTATTTAGCATTGTACGTTAAGAATTTTATATCTTAAAAATTATTTTAATTCATCAGCAATAATTTTAGATTGAGTTTGTTCTTCTGACCATTCTTTATCTATTAAAACCCTTGGAATTGCTGAATTAGTTCTTAATACACGATCCTCCCCCATTTTACAACACGTAGTAGCATGTTGTCCTTCCATTGATACTGTCATTTTTTTCACAGTTGGTGCATGAGAGGACTTTGGTACTGTTTCAGAACTTATCATAGTACTATATAAATCACCTATTGATATTTTTAAATCAATCATACCTGATCTATTATTCCATGCAAGATCGTTACTATCACCACCTTTGATGACTGATATAGTTTTAATATATCCAGCTTCAATTCTAAACTGTCCAGGTGCATCAAATTTAGCAATTAATGGCCATTTATAAGTGTTACCATCCTCACTAGCTGGGACTACAAATGGTAATAATGCAACCATTGGACCTATAATCATTTTTTTATTTGAGTCATCATTACCTGGGCATAAGTTATATAATCTAATTGTTATATCATATGATCTATCAAAACTAGTTGATTTCCATATCATTGGAAAATTTAATTTACCACCTGTTACCAAAGATCCTGCTAACTTGCCCAATTGTTGTCTTCTAGTTTTACTCATTCCTGCTGATTCTGCAGCATCACCTACAGCACCAAGCATATTATCAACCATCTTCATTGTTTTATCACCAGATTGTCTTTTTTTATTTATAGTATCAGCTATATTAGTTCCTGCAACCCACATAAATTCTTGAGCACCCTGAGATAATGGAGTAGTCATTGTAACTAACGAGCTTTGACCGAAATCATTACTATAAGTTTCAGTAAACCCTGATGTATTTTGATATGCGATATCTATATATTTTTTCCAATTTCTATTAGGTTCATATCCACCATTTATTCTTAAAAAATCTATATATTTAGCCCATCCTAAATCATTTTTCAATGCAAAAAATTCCAATCCCGCAGAAAAACTCTGCTCACATGGGTATATTCTCATTCTTGGAAAAACACATTTAGTGAATTCAACATCTCTATGACATTCTGGTGCCTTACATCCAGGAAGAGCATCACTATCCATTGGTGGTAATCCTAAAACTTCTGGTAATTCCATTTTATATAGTCACTCCATCTATAAACGGTAATGTTCTCCATAATTTATCCATAGGAGATGATTGATTTGATCCCCCATTAGATGAACTATTTACATTACTTGTTATTATTGTATTATTATTTACTGCTTTAACGACATTAGTTTGTTGCTCATTTGATGTTTCTTTCATAGTGCTTTGTAGTCTTTGAGTGTTTTTCTTTTGAGCTTTTACTTCACGCAAATCACTTTGAAATTTTATATCTCTTACTTTATCAGTTGCTTCTGTTCCACCAAACGATGATATATTCTTTATTAAATCAATAGGATCTTTAGAATATTTATCAAAATCTTTTGAAATAGATTTTGCAAATTTATTCATCTTTTTAGAACTAGATGATTTTATTGCACTAACAATATCATCTTTATGAGGAATTAATACTTTTCCATTATTTGATATAATTGCTTTAGCTTTACCTTTCCAATCATTTATATTAGCTATCTCAAAAGCTGCAGCTTTTCTTAGAGCTGTAACTGAAAATCCACGATACCACATTTCTTCTAATCTGGATTTTGTTTGTTTTGATGCTCGAGATATAATTGATTTATATTCTTTAATTTCAGAAGCAGTTCTAGTTTTCATAGATGCAGGAATAGCTTCTTTAGCTTTAGTTTGAACAGTAGAAGCAATTTCTTGAGCTTTTTGTTGAACAACAGGTATAGCTTCTTTAGCTTTAGTAACTGTATTTTGAGCTTTAGTTTGAACAGTAGAACCAATTTCTTGAGCTTTTTGTTGAACAACAGGTATAGCTTCTTTAGCTTTAGTAACTGTATCTTGAGCTTTTTGTTGAACTTTTGGAGCATTCTCGTTATAAACTTCTTTAGCTTTAGTAA